ACCGTCCTACAACGCTTCGTGATGCACGCAAGCTGAACCTAGTACCGTCAGTGACCACAGTGCTGAAAGTCTCGGCAAAGCCGGGGCTGGAGGTCTGGAAGAACGAACAGATGCTGTTGGCGGCGCTCACGCTCCCACGCAAACCTGAGGAGACAGAGAAAGACTTCATCGCCCGTATCGTCGCTGACTCCAAGGAAACTGGCAAACAGGCGGCTGAAGTCGGCACACGCATCCACGAATCCATTGAGGCTTGGATCGAGGGCGTGCGTCCTGTGGAGCACGAAGAGATTGCCAAAGCATTCGAGGAATCCATCTTCAACCACTTCAAAACCCATCCTATGCAACCGTGGCTCACCGAGCGTGCTTTTGCATCACCCATGGGTTTTGGAGGCAAGGTGGACTTGTTTTGCAAGGCTGACGAGCATGCACCTACAGGTATCGTGCTGGACGCTAAGTCGAAGGACTTTGGCCCCGACGACAAGGTGGAAGCGTATGACGAGCACCTGATGCAACTCTCAGCGTACCGTCATGGTCTTGGCTTACCCCACGCTCGTTGCGCTAATGTCTTTTGCTCACGCACCCACCACGGTCTTATCAAGGTCGTGGAATGGTCTGAGGAAGACTTGACCAAGGGCTGGGAGATGTTCCAAGCTTTACTTCGTTTCTGGCAGTTAAAAAACAACTTTGGTCTATGAGGTTCATTGAACTCTTCGCAGGCATTGGTGGCTTCAGGCTCGGTTTAGAACGAGCTGGTCACCAGTGCGTGTGGGCTAATGAATTCATGCCTAAGGCAGGGAGCATTTATGAGCACAACTTCAAACACAAACCCGATGGACGAGACATACGAACCATTCAACCTGACGAGATCCCCGAATGCGATCTGCTCGTTGGAGGATTTCCGTGTGCAACTTTCTCAGTTGCAGGAAGAAGAACAGGGTTCAACACCGAAGATACACGAGGTACTCTCTTCTTTGAGATCTGCCGAATCCTCGGTAGTAAAAGAATCCCATATGTATTCCTTGAAAATGTCAAAGGACTTCTCAACCACGACGGTGGGAGAACCTTTGCAGTTATCCTCGCAAGTCTGGATGAACTGGGGTATGACTGCCAGTGGGAGTGTGTTAACAGCAAGAATTTCGGAGTCCCACAGAACAGGGAGCGAGTATTCATTGTCGGACATCTTAGAGGAAGACCCAGACCCAAAGTATTTCCTCTCGGAGAGTGCGTTGCAGAGGATGCTGGACAAGACGAACGACAAGAAGCTGATCACGAAGGAGAAGGAGATCAACCTGATTCAGGGGGATCTGTTCGAGCAACTCATTGGCGACGAAACCACTTCAGAGACATAAAGGGTGACCACACTCCCACGCTGACCGCAAACATGGGTACAGGTGGGAACAATGTCCCATTTGTCACTGGTAAGGTGATGGAAACCCGTGATGTGTTCCCAACCCTCGATGGGCACTACTGGAAGGGTATTCAGAACAACCAAGGGCGTGGTGCAGTGATGCAAGTGCGCCCTGTTCTTACCCCCCACAGAGAAGAGAAAAGACAGAACGGTCGTCGTATCAAAGATCACAACGAACCAGTCTTTACTCTGACTGCACAAGACCGCCACGGTCTGATGGTCGGGACATCGCTGAGAAAGCTCACCCCTTTGGAATGTGAGAGGCTTCAGTCGCTACCCGATAACTGGACGAAGTGGTACGCAGACGGTTCACTGGTACCTGACGCACAGCGTTATGAGCGTTGTGGTCGTGCGGTGACTGTCAATGTCATCTACGAAATTGCAAAGAGGATCCACATATGAAAGACTGGACTTTCGATGAGTTTGCCCAAGGGTTTGACTCCCATGTCAGGGAACAACTTCCATGGTACGAGCTGGTCACCACCTCAGTCGCATTCATTGTCCGCAACTACCTTCGCAGAGAAGGTCTGGTGTACGACATTGGGTGCTCCACTGGGAACATGACCATGGCGATGATGGATGTGGTGGAAGAGCGTGATGCACGCATCATAGGTATCGAGCCAGAGAAATCTATGGTGCAGGCATACTCACGCTTTCTTGCCAAACCAAATGTCACCGTGTGTCAGGAGTTTGCAGAAGAACACAACTACGACTCTTTTGATGTTGCGGTTGTGATGCTGACTGCCATGTTCATCCCTGTCTTCTACCACAAAGACTTTTTGGAAACCCTCTACTACAACTTGAATGTAGGAGGAGCCATCATCATCGTGGACAAGGTGACGGATGAATCAGGGTATTTCTCCACCGTAATGAAGCGTCTGACAATGTTCTGGAAGCTTGAGAACGGTGCGAAACCTGAAGAGATATTGAGTAAAGAGCTGAGTCTCTCAGGGGTTCAACGACCCTTGGATCCAAAGCTCCTACGCAATTACAAAGCAAAACAATTTTTTCAACTTGGAGAATTTAAAGGATGGGTGATAGAGAAATGACACTAACCAAACAAGAGATCACAGAAGCATTCGTCAATGCTCACTTGGAAGAGAACTACAACTTCCTTGAAGACGACCTCGTCAAGCTTGCTAACGCAATCATCGACAAGGCAAAACCTGTGTTGATAAAGGAGGAAAGAGCGTCATGCGTTGAGGTGGCACGAGCTTACAACACGCTAGTCGCTGACAAGATTCTGGAAGTCAGAACACAAGAAAACAAGAAATAAAAAAAACCCCCTCTGAGGGAAGCAGAGGGGGCGAAGGGCCACTGCAAGGCCATTCATGACGGAGATGACATCACGAATTTATTTGTACCCCAGCGCCTTCTTAGCGTAGGGGTAAGCTAATGCTCCACCTGACAGACCGAGACCGATTGCCTCAGTGACTGGTGTTGGAATAGTGGCGACAAGACCACCTAAACCACCCACCATCTTGAGGTAGTCTTCCTCGTTCAGGGGTTGGTTCTTGCTGTACTTGTCGTACACATCGTAGAGGTCTTTGGCACCCAGAGCGCCACCTAAGGCACCGATACCTACCTTGCCTACACCAGAGCGAATGCCAGCCCGTTGAGCCACCTTTGCTTCCGCTTGTTGCTTGGCGAGTTGAGCGGCTTCCTTTTCCCGCTGGATTGTCTGTTCAGCTACACGCTTCTGTGCTTCACGACGCAGTGCGTCCTCTTCAGCCTGAGCCGCTACATGCTGTGGCACCGCAATACCACCACGAGTCGGTGTCTGTGGGCCTGCATTGATGATCACCTGCTTTGCACCGGGTTGCTTCATGTGCGCTTCACGCTCCAACGCTTGACGATTGGATTCCCAGTTGTGTGCGCTTTCCATCTGGCGACCAGTAGGTTTGTTCTTTTCGTCACGGATGCTTTGCATCATTCTCTCGACCATTGTGTCATAGTCGTCCACATGAGCACCAATGTGCTCGGCATCAAGAAGTGCAGAAGGAACACCAGCAGTAGGTGCTTTGGGTGCGTACACGCCTTCAGCAGGGGTCAAGAAGTTTTTGCCAGCGTTGCGAATCGCATCCTTATGAGTCAGGTATGCGCCCGTAGCCGCCCCACCTGCCACAGTAGCAACTTCAGACTTGGGAATTTCTTTGGCTTTTTTCTGGGCTTCGATCTTCTCTGCTTCTGAAGGAGTGCTTACGGTGTCATAAAGATTGCCAGTTTTATCACCGTGCAATTCTTTGAAATACGCTTCCGCTTCACGGTCAGCTTCTTTTTCTTCGTCCGTGCGGTTATCTTCTTTTGGGTCAGCCATGTTTAACCTCCTTTGAGCCTCGCTCTGTAATCTGCATCATATTTTCTCTTGATCGCATCGTATTTTCTGTCGATCTTCTTTAGGTTCTCAGAGTTGTTGTGAATGTCGGCATAAGGTGTTGGACTACCCTTTGTGCGTGGCAATTCTTTCTGAATGGTGTCGTAGTACTCTTTGTTGTGATCGAACTCAGCACGACTGTGATGCAACAGGTTGAGGGCGGCGGGGGCAGTCTGATCAGGACTCACAAAACCAGACAAGGCTTTCATGTATTCCTGTTGTGGGACTTTACCCATCGCCACGCCCTGTGAGCGCAAGTTAGCCATGGTGATGTTCATGATCGAGCTAAACAACTTGTCTGCGTAGTTCTTTGCTGACTCAGGCAAACCAGCGTCCAAGAATGCTTTCACAGGCAAGCTTACATTGGCGTTGAATGCGCCAGCGTGCACACCAAAGCCCTCAGCCAGCGCCGCTTGGATCGGATCCTGACGAACCATCGCAAACACTTTGCGTGCTAACTCTGGGTTCTCATCAATCATGCGAATAGCGTTGTCGTATGAGTTCTTGATGCGTGTGTAGGATGGACCTGTTGCGACAGCTTGCAAGTTACCTACGCTCTCTTGGTATGGAGCTTCCAATGCTTTTGCACTTGCGCCATGTTGCTCTATCTGGATTCGACGATCTTCTGAACCAAGACCTTCTGTGTCTGGTCGTGGCAAAGACTGTGGATAAATTTCGCCAGCTTTTGCAGGAGCAGGTGCAGACGGTTGAGGTTTGATCTCAGCGACCTTAGCAGGTTCACGCTCCCAATGGTTGGGATCGTTCTTAGGATTGGTTTGTTTCCAGCCTTGCTCTTCCAAAATCTTCAATTGAGGTGCTGTGAGCTTTTTGCTTGGATCCAGATCAATCGCATCACCAGTGAAGTGTTTACTGTCAGTAGCGACAGGACGACCTTCTTTAGTGAATTTAGGATTGTTTGGATCACGCAAAGCTTCCTGCTCTTCCTTAGTGCGAATATTGCTGATAATCGGAATACCGCTCTTGTGCAGGTTGTAGACATCTTCGTTAGCACGAGCGCCACTTGGAAGGATGTAGACATTGTTTGGCTTTGCTTTCTCTTCCTTGGCAGGTTCTGCGCCTGTTGTTGGAGTAGTTGTCGTAGCGCCAGCAGGTGCTGGTTTTGTAGTGTCACGAGGAGTACCCTCAGGCTTGATGTTCTTGAGATAACCCATCTCATCAGGTGACAAAGGAATGTTCGCATCTTGTTTTTGCTTGATGCGTTGTAGTGTCTGAGTCTGCTGATCTTGCTGGTACTTGAGCTCGTTTTTGAGTGCTTCAACGGTAGAAGAGCCGGGTGCGGTAGCCGCCCACTCACCCACCAACTGAGCGGATGGGGTCTCACCGGGGTGCTCATCCTTCCACTTCTTGATCTGGTCAGCGACTTTCTTGTTCGCTCCCAACAACATGTTTGACTGAGCGAGTTGGAGCTTCATCTGAGCGACTGGTAATTTGTTGGCACGCTCTTGCTCGATGTTCTCACCAAACGCTTCCGCGGCGCTACCTACAGATGCCAAGAAACCACCAAGTTGTGGTTTGGCAAAACCAGCGGCGACCTTAAACCAGTTTGGCTTTTGATAGCGTTGCTCCAGTGCAGAGATCGCATCTCTTTGTGCTTGGTTCAACTCTGCAAGGCGTTCGTCATCCTGCCCATACAAAGGCAACTTGTTCATGTCAATGCCCACATTGGGCAACCCACCTACTTGTTTTTCTTCACCAGCCATATTTAACCCCTAGGTAGACCACCACGATTACGAGTTGATGCACAACCCATTGCGCCCAAACCCTTAGAACGGATTGAACCACCAGTAGCCGCGAAACAGGTACAGCACAGGCAAGCACAGCAATTGCAAGCTACGCATGTATCGCACGCACAGCATGAGTTGCATGCGGTACAACAAGGATTGGTTTGGCATCCACAAGAAGTGCAATCAACTGGATTGCAACATTCATCCAACATCTTCCCGCATGAAGCCATGTGCCAACCGTTCTTGGCGGCGGCAATATCCTTCGCTGACATGCCACTGTTAGGCAACATTTTCTTGAGACCGCCAGAGACTTTGCACAATACATCTGGGTACTTGCACAAGATACCGAGTGCGCCAGCCCCAGCCGCGCCCAGCGCAGAGAAAGGTGACATGCACATAGTCGTCTTGACTGATGTTGGGATCTGAGCGCCTTGCAACAGACCTGACAACTTAGTCAATTGAGACAGTGGGTAGCACTGAGCGTTCTGAGCGATCGTCTGTTGTTGACCACCAAGAGTAGCGAGTGCGTTGACACACGCAAGGTTAGCCGCTTGTTGTTGCTGACCCAGCGTACCCATGCCCAGACCTGCTTGCTGGAGTGCACGAGCTTGTTCTGCGGTAACAGTACCTGCGGTAGAACCTGCTTGGTTGAGGATCTGTTGCTTGTTAATCGCCGCTTGTAACGCTTGGTTGTACCCTTGGTTCTCCATGTTAGCAATCTGTGTGTTCAGATCTTGCATAGCGTTTGCTTGCACTTGACCCAACACTTGAGCGCCACGCTGTGAACCAAATTGACCGCTACCGACAGCGGCCGCTGTTGCCTGTGGTGACAGGTTTTGCTGAATGTTGCGGTTAGCAATATCAGACATGCCATGTACAGCAGTCTGAATGTATGGGCTCATATAGCACTGAGCTAACTGAGCGGTGTTCGTGTTAGCCGCTTGTTGCACATACGGTAACGCCGCGCCCGTGATGTCTTGATTAGCGGCGCAACCCATGTACCCCAGACCCGCTTGGAACGCAGGTTGAGACAACCCAAAATTCTGTTGTGCTTTGCAAAACGCTTCTGTCTGGAGTGGTTGTGCACCAGCGTATTGAGAATTGCAAACCGCCTGCTGTCCCTTAGATGCAAGGTTTGTCAGGTAGTTCGTGTAAAACGACGGTGCACAGGTCGTTTTATTCTGTGAGGATTGCAGTAAGTTAGCCATTATCTTTTCCCATTCTTGATGTAATCAATCGGGTCTTTCGCCTTTGGTGGTATTTTGTTCAATGGAGCACCTCTTTTATGGGCACGCAATTTAGTACGCAACCCATCAAGAATCTCTGCACCACGCTTATTATCGCCACCTCCTAGGGCTGTGACAAATGACGCTGGGAATACATATTCCCCGTCAGCGATCTTGGCTGGAACAGGGTGCAAACTGCCACCCTCTGCCTTGTGAGGTACCTGTTGACGGAAACCGTCTAGAACCTGCTTTCCAGCCTTGCTAGAACCGTCACCAAGAGCCGATACGGTCTCAGCGTCCATTACATAGTCACCGTCGTGCAACATCGCTGGAATGTCGTCTGATTGACCTGTACCACCACCGCAGGCGTAGTACCCAGTCAAACCAGTGATGAACTCAGGGTTGTGACCTTTGGGCGTTGCGGATGCGTAATGCTGTGGCAAACCACCGTTGGCAAGTCCTCCTGTGATGGATGACTTGATTTGCTGGAGAGCTCTTGGTTCAGGTTTCTGTCCACCAGTACCACCACGCAAGAATTCAGGTTTGTCGCACGCCCACTTGGGTTCGTATTGTTTCATGCAAAAAGTCTTTTGCCAGTCGATAGTCTTGCTTGCTGGTTTGCATTCTTCTGCGGAACCGCCACCAGAGAATCCTAGACCACCACAACCAATACCTAAACCCATAGGATCCACGCCAGAGTATGAGCACATTGGCATACCACCTGAGGTACCCATGTGTGGCAAGCCTGCCTTCTCTTCTTTCAAAATGTTTGAAATAGATTGCGTTTGCAATTTAGGCAAAGCACCTCGTTGTCTTCCACCCTTGTCTACCAAGATGTCAGCGTGGCTACATAAAAAGTTTGGCATGCGTCCTCCTCCGACTGGCATAGCGCATTTTGCGCCTAAACCGCCAGTGAATGTTTTAGTTGGTGTGCAAGTTACAGGTGAGCGTGTAACAGGCGTTTTTGGTGTCTTTGGTACTTTTGGTTTTGGTGTGTTTGTGTGCGGAATCTTTGGTCGTCTTGGGCGACGAGGTTTGCAAGAACCACATTCACATCCACAGCAAGAACAATCACAGCAAGAGCAATCACAACATGTACCGCAATCGCATGACATACAGCAATCTGTAGTGCAACAGTCAGTCACACAGCAATTCATGTCGCATGGAACGCAACAATCTGTTGGAACACAGCAATCAGTTGGAGCGCAATAGTCGCACGCCATACACATAGCGCAATCCAAACCACCACATGGTGCTGGTAGGCATGCACATGGCAAGCATGTAGAAGGTGTGCATCCTGATGGCATGCAACATGGTGAGCAATAGTCACATGGAGCGCATGGCTCACAAGGTGTGCAAGGTGTACAAGGAGTGCATGGAACACATGTTGGTTCTGTGCACAACTGTGGATTACATGCAGGAACGCATGGAGTGCATGGTGCAGGTGAGCAGGTAGGAACATCAGGTGCACAAGTGGGCACGCATGAAATGTTTTCTACTGTGTCAATTGCATTGGTTGCGTTGTCAATGTTACTAATCGTATCAACGGTATCAACAGCATCCAAAGCTTCAGAAGCGATGGCGACATCCTCAGCGGCGCACAGTGCCAAGCTTGCTCCGTCAGTAGCAATCGCTAAACCGATCGAAACAATTGCTCCAATAACTCCACCACCACCACCGTAGTGACGGATGACGCTACCGCATCCAAGAATACTGTCTTCGCTATACGGTTGGAAAACCTGAGCGCCTAGGTGCTGGGTACTGAACCCACCGATCTTGTTCATAGTTCAATCATCCAGTTGTATCTAGGCAGATTAGATTCATGAACTTCAACACCTTGTCGTTCACCTAATTGCTTTAAAAGATTGATGATCTCTTCATTGTCAGCTTGACCATACAGACGATGGATGCCTTTGTTTTGCATCTGTGCAAAGAACTGAAGGAGGGCTTTTGACAGACCTAGGGGTGAGTCTGTGGTGAAGAGGTGCGCGGCGAACGCTTTTTGAGAAATCCGTTGCAGAAGCAAAACAGTGTTTTCTTGGCTGAGGAGAAGACCGCCTTGTTTGAGCATATGAGCTACGCCAACCAAAACGAGCTTTGGATTCAAACCCCTCTTCTGAGAGTCCGCTGTTATGACATCTGTAGGTTTCAAATCAAACTCCCGCTGATTGCTGGACGGACATAATGCCGACCATTTGTTTTGCCCAATCTTGCCAAGTCTCGTATCCACGATGATCTGGCACCCCTGACTGGACAAAATATCCAATCCCGTTCATTCCATCTACCCAGTCACGCCAGTTTTCCTCAGGAACATGACCTAGTTGGTTACCAGCAAACAGCTCTTCCATCAGCTTGTTGTACTGCTCCCAAGTCATTTCTCGTGGGTCATAAACTATCATGGGTTACCCGTTCCACGGACATCGCCTGTGTCTATGCTCAAGATCACACGACCCATGAAATAGTCGCCATTCCGAGTATTACTACCAAAGCGCAACCGCATCTCACGACGCTGTTCTTTCATATCTATTTTAAGGGTAGTCGGGTCAAAAGGGTAGGGATCTGATGGATCATCGACATCTTCCGCATAGGACTTACCTGTGACGATCAATTCCATTTGACCATTCTGTACAAAGTCGGGTTCCACACGCTCCAAGCGTGTCCATACATTGTCCCCAGCTCCCTGTACCGTACCCACCAAACCAACGCTTCCGCTGATGATGTTGGTCTCCACATAGGACTCGATTGCGTCCACATTGTTGGTGTAGACCTGATTAGTACCCTTTTCGTGTTGCCACAGGGTGTATTCACCAGTATTGTTTTCTTCCCATCCACCCCAGATGGGGCGACGGAACACCTCAGAGAACACCCCAGCAGAGCGACGAGCGCCTAGTGCTTGTCCTGCGTCATACCAACACTTCTCACGGATGTTGTAAATCACTGCATCGTTGCATTCTTCGCTATCCCCAGAAGGGAAGAACCACCAGATTTCACCCCAGCGTGGGACTTTGCTTGCCCAGACTTTTTGGCGCTGGTTGTAGTTCAGGTTGTCAAAGAAGTAGTTGAAGTTCTGGTTGTTTGGGACTTCCTGAACCACACCGTTGTACATCAGGAAACGATCAGTACCAGCCCAGAAATAAATGCCGTCATATTCGATAACGCATGCGCTAGACAAAATCGATGACTGTTGGGTGATCAGGTCATAGCGCCAGTACAGCGTAGAAGTACCCACCTGTTGAGGTGAATAGGTGACCCGTATCACGGAATCTAGAGTCCAGAACAACCCAGCAGGGGAGGTTGTACCACCCCGTAAAGGTAACCCCTTGACGACCTTGGTAGAGGCTATGTTGTTGGCGTTTGAGTCAGCAGATGTCCAGTTGTTGAAGTCTCCTGCTGAACAGTTCTGGATCAGTCCATTGTTCCCATACACAAACAGGTAGGGGTACAACATGACGACACCACCAGACACGCTGATGTTGTTGTCAAAAGTCAGTGTCACGGTACCTGATGCGGTAGCGTTATTGCTCAAAACTACCGTCCAGACACTTGATAGTTGCGCTACAAAAGTCAGACCTGCGGTTGTTCCTGCGGTAGTCGTAATCGCTGTACCACCTTTAGTGGTGGACAGAGTGAAAGTTGTTGTGCCGTTGGTAGCGATGATGTAGTAAGTACCTGCTGAAATACCTGTCGCAGTACCAGTCAAAGTACCAGTCACAACCACTTCTTGATTCAATAACAAGGTGGTTGCGCTACACGAGAATTGACCTGCTGTACCTGTTACAGCTACACCTGCCAGCGTGATGGCGTTGCTCACCAACCCTGACGACACGATCGTGGTGCTGGCTGGGATACCAGTACCAGTGACGGTTACACCTGCTCCCATCGCAATATTGGTGGTGGCAAAGGTCACATTTGGAGAACCGTTGGTGGTTGTTCCACTAGCAGTAAACACGCCCACAGGATTCATGGTTGTACCTGTGAATGCGCCAATCATGGGGCGGGTGTTTGTGGTCGATGAGATGTCGTACAGGTTTTGACCGGGGTGGGCGATCAAGTTATTGTTCCCAGTACCGTATGGGTCATAACCAATATCCATCTGCCACAGCGTGTTGGGGTTTGGATTGTAGTAAGTCAAAGACTCCACATACCCTGCAAAACCTGATCCAGTTCCACCAATACTCGCAGATGGAATCGTCACAGTGTCGTTGTGCACATATCCAGTTCCAGCGGTTGTGACGGTCACTGAGAACACCAAATTGCTTGACACAACTACGGTGACTCGTGCTCCAGTACCAGCTCCAGAACCAGTGACGATTGCCACATTGGTATAGGTACCGTTTGTGTACCCAGTTCCTTGACTAACAATCGTGATGCTAGAAAGTGGGCCCACTGGCTCGATGTTTGTTGGACCCGATCCGACAGCGTCATCATTGTCAGTCGTCCATTGTTCCAAACCGTTGCTGTATCCAGAAATCACATAGTTGATCCCGTCTTGGGAGCTCATGATCATTCCACGGCTTACCCCTTTTGCGTTCAGGAATGATGCGTTGTACCCTGCAATTTTGCGTGGGCGACCATACTGGAAGCGAACCCATTTACCGTCTACATAAGAGACTGACGCAAACAAGGTTCCATCACGCTGGATGCCCGGTCCGACATGGAGGGCTACAACCTTTGCTGTCATTAAAACGCTCCAGCATTGATACCTACGGGCATCAGTAAACCAGTGGTAGTCAGTGTTCCTGCGTTTACGCCATTGACTGCAAAACCAAGTTGGTGACTAGCTGGAAGGTATAGACCAGTTGTTGCATCACCACTGAATGACAAAGAAGGATTGGATGCTGATCCGTTACCCAAAGTCAAAGCATTGATGAAACTGCTAGTTGCAGATTGAGCGTTGAAGACATTCGTACCATCACAGATTGCAATGATGGTTTGATTCTGTGGCAATGTGATGGTTGTAGCTCCACCAACACCAGTACTAAAAGTTAGGGTGTATGAACCTGTTGTCTTGTTTTGCAAAGAATACAACTGCACTGTTGGGGGAAGGATCACCGTACAGTTGCTAGTCAAAGTACCTTGGTACTCTTGGATAATGTTTGATGACTGGACAGAGCTTAGAGTGACAGTACCACCAGTCACATTCAACACCAGTTGGGTGAAGAAGAACTGAGCAGATTGCCCATAAGCGTATGAGTACCAGTTTGAACCATTGGTGACGATTACCAAAGATTCAGCAATTTGTAGTTGGGCACTTGCTTGACCGTCGATGGTGTCAGAACCAGTCAAAGCAATATTCAAAATACCTGTGCCATCGTTCTTGACGATGAAGAACCAACCAGCGTCAAGCGAAGCCGCTGACGGTAGTGTCACAGTACCTGCACCACCCGTCCACACATACAGTGAAGACTGAGCGGTTGAGTTCACCAACAAGCTCGACGAGAAAGTGGTGACTGGGGTGATGGTGTTCAGGGTGGTAGAAACCGCTTCCAAACCGAATCCTGCAAGCGTCGCCGCGTTTGCTGAAGAAGTACCAGCTCCAAATTGAACCGTCCCCCAAGTACCATCATTGGTACTGTTGTTGGTCAAATAGATGTATTGAGCAATTCCAGATGCAACACTGACAATCGTATTTCCATCGGTGTCTGTCACGGTAAACGCATACGATCCGATGTTGCGTACCAGCAAAGACTGACCAGTAGACACTGAAGTTGCTGGAGGTAACTCCAATTTGAGAGCGCCTGTGGTGATAGTGATCTGTGAACCAGAAGATGCAACAGTCTGGGAAATGGAAACCACATAGGTTCCGACACCACCTGTTCCCGTTCCACGAGCGGTAATTGAGGTTCCTGACGCTATACCAGCGCCATTGATGACTTGACCCACTTGCAAGGATCCAGAAGCTACCGCACTGATTGTCAGAGTAGTTCCACTGATATAACCAGTGAAAGAACCCAAACCGTTGGTTGCGGTTACCTCGATGATGTTTGCCACCACATTGCTTGTATTGCCGTTGATTGGCCATTGCAAAGCGGTGTCGGTTGAGATCGTCAACGACTCATAACCCACCTGTGATGGGCTGATCGTTTGACCTGTATAGGGGTTTACATAGCTAGTCATTTTTAAGAATCCACGGCAATAGCTTGACGATCACCAACACGATCCACATCCTCTTTCTTGAGAGCTTGGAGCGCTTCGGTGTACTTTTGTTGAAAAATCTGACGCTGGTCGTTCTTCAGGAATGGCATAGCTTGCAACAAGGTACCAAACAGCATGGCATTAGGTGCATTCTGGGTCAGCCAGTTGGTCTGATTTACCGAGCTCAGGGGAGCAATACGCTCGTAATAGAGCACTTCAAAGGTGTAAGCCAAAGCAGGGGTAGGGGCGAGATACCAGTGTTCCCAATCGGTGTCTGCGTAGTACAGAGGGACATCGGTCAGGGTATCGTCAGGCCAGTAATTCTTCAGGTACTCATACTTGCGAAGGTAGACGGGTTGTTTCTTCCCATTGACCAGCACATTCATGGACACAGTCTTGCGCCAGCGTGCAGGTTTTGCAAGCACTGGATTGGACGCTGTCATCGCTGACTCAGCGATTTGTAACTGACCTAGAGTCTTGACCTGCTCGGCAATCTCGAATTCTGCGAGGGTGATAAAGGTGGGGAGAGCATTGACCACCGCCTGATCTTTACGCTCCAAATACTGAAGCACGATAGCGGTGAGACTGTCATAGGTCATTACCCAAGAGGGTGTGATTGTTGTGGTCATATTTTTCCCATTTTTAACCTATTTTCCCACCAGAAAGGGTTGACATCAAGCGTGAGCGTGATATTCAGCTTCCGTCAGGATACCAGTTTTGTACTTTCCTTCAGGTTTGAAGATTGTGAGCTCTTGCTGGCGCATTTCAGGGGCAAAACTGATGTGCATCCAGCGTCCGTATTCATGGATCATTTGGTCAAATTTGATACCTGCCTTCAGAACAAGCTGGCATAGTTCATAAGGAGTATGAGCAGAAGAGGAGCAATCAATAGCCCAGCCATCCATGTGTGACGAGACTTTAGAACCGCCAACAGCCACATTAACATCGGGCAGGCGTAACCAAGAATTAACACGAAGAGCGCCCGTGACATTACGCACCTCCTCCAATTTTCCAGCAGAGGTTTTCATGTTCGCCAATTGGCGCTCATCTGGCTGATTGCTGATTCCTAAACGGATAGCGGTTTCGCTGTAAGTAGCTTCCTCAAGGGTGAAGTGTTCACTCAGTTGCATCTTTGTGCTTCTCCATTACGCTGTTGATCTTGATCGCCGCTAACCAGCCAATGAAGCCACCAATGACGGTGGAGTAGGCTGGGGCGATGATTGGGAAAATGTCCTTGTTGTCAATCACACTGTTGGGCATAAACAGACCACCCAAAAGGGTGACAGTCATGCACAACAGAATGAATGCCAGTGTGTAGGTGATGACGGTTGCAAGGTGCAATACTTCTTTTTCAAATTCAGTCATTTTTACTTCCTTAACATGCTTTGAATCTCTTTAGTCTTTTCCTTACTACCTTGGCTTGACCCAAAGTAGAAAGACAGAACCTGACCTGCGGAGCTGGTGATGAATCCCAAAGCAAAAATGATGATCTGTTGTTGATCTGTCGGGACATTGGTAAACATCAATGCACCGATTAAAACGAACGCCAAGCCGACTACGCCCAAAGCAAGGATAGGTACAACCATCTTCTCTAATTTGGTCGCATATTGGCTTGTAGCTACCTCAGCGTAGGCTTTACGAGCGGAGTCACGGTCTTGTGCATCCAGCTTGGCGTACTCAAGCTCCAGCTCTTGGAGTTTTTGAGTAGCTTGGGGATCGCCTGCAATAGCTTGAGCTACCGCTTCAACAGAGTCGCTAACACCCAACTTAGAAGCAATAGCAGTAACAGCGGCACCACCCAAAGGCCCAGCAACAGCAGTAGCAAGAGCAGGCGCAATACCTTTAAGAAGCCCAAATAATTCATTCATTTGCTTTCCTTCAATTCCTTTTTCAATTTACGCAATTCTTTGATCTCTTGTTTTAACTGAGCTCTCATGTACAGAGTTTCTATGTACGCAACCGATGTGACTCCAATGACAATACATAGTGCAACCCCTACTAGAACCCACCAGACAAGCTTCGTAGTTGCCACATTAGCCACCCAAAAAACATAGATATAAACATCACAGCAAACACCCCGCTAATCATTTCAATAAACCGAATTTCGTCTTGTTCCTTCTTCCACCTATTAAATCTAGCTCTGCGAACCATTTCCGACCTAGCCCATTCTTGTTCTTGCTTGATCTTTGCATGCATCTTCAAGAATCGGCTGTACAAATCCTTCAACTCCGCTGGTGCGTACACCATCGCTTCACGAGTCTGTTCCATCAGCTTTTCCATCTGGAGCTCGATTAAAGCTCTCTCGATGGCTTTTTTGCTCGTGTTCTGAGTTGGGTCGTAGTTGGTCTTTGACTCCTCCTCTAGTGAGCTGTAATGAAGGGTGATTTGTTGCTGGACATCGAAAAGAATACCAATGCGTTCTCCGATGTCATTGATAAGCTTGAGTTCGAGTTCTTCGTAAGATTGCTGTCTTGCCTTGGCTTTCGCTTTCGCCACAGGCTTGGGCGTACTTGGCGTGTCGGATGGCTTGAAAAGCCCAAGGAACCAGTCCCAGAATCCCTTGAGAGCTTTGACATCTCCAATCGCTTGCTCAACAGTAGCTTTAGCGTTCTCGACCTCCATGCGACCTTGGTGAAGGAGATCGCAGCCCTGTTTGATAAATCCAACAGCGGTCTGGGCAACGAGGAGGAGGCTGAATGGATCAATTTGGGCACCTATTTAATGATGAAGGTTTTCAGTATCTCCAAAGCGTTTTGAGCCCCTACCAAAGAAAGTCCTGCGATCAAGTACAACAAGTACTCGATGCGTCGCATCCTCTTTGATCCGTCGTCAAAACGCTTCTGGATGTCAGCGTAACGCTGTGCACAAATCGCCTCGTGTACTGCAAGGCGCTTGTCAGTCTCTGTGGCGAGTTCATGCGTATCAGACATTACTGTGCCTCTGGTGTCTCAGTACTAATCGGATTAGTAGTGGCTTGTGCTTGTGCTTCTGCTTGCAAGCCATTGATGATTTGGAACACCTCTTGATAAGGACGGGTACCTAGGTAACCCATGACTTGATTCAAGAGTTGTACAGATAAAGTGATTTTTTCCATTGCAGTTTTCCTTCAAAAATTTCCGCTGTTATGGGTCAGCGGTTTACCCTTTTTTTATGAACTCCACTGTTCCGTGGGTTTATCTGGAAACACGGGGTTAGCAACAGGGTTCACCGCCAACGCACGAATTTGACTACGCCACGCAATAAATGCGCCTTGGTTCAACAAATAAGGGCTTGAGGTGCTTGGATTAGCCACATCAGGAATGGTTGTCCAGTCTGTTTCGTAAAGCAATTGTGAGGCTTGTTTTTTGCAAGCGGTTTTGTCAGACTGCTCTTGAACCGCAACAGCGTCATAATTAACCACTGCATCGCTTGCATCATAAGCAACAATTTGCTCAATAGTTTCGCCAGTTGTGCGAACTGTTTGCGGATATAAAGCGTACAAGGCTTGCGTAAAATCAATGTAAGTTGTCATGCCGCTACCTCATAAATTGTCATGTTTGGGTACATAGAATAGTTTATGTATCGTGTTCCAGATGTGCATTTACCTTGCAGTTTGAATGTACGAGTAGTCGTGTTTCCCGGAACATACCAACCAGTCATTGTGAAAGCGTTTAATTGTTGTGGGCTTCCAGAAAAGTTTCCCCACGGAACTTCTTGAACTTGATAGCCACTTATGTTTTCTAAAATTCTCAAATAAGCATAACCACCAGAAACCGAACAACCAGTTGTACAAACAACATAAAGTCTGCTAGATGCAGAAATAGGTGTAATTGTTGCGCTCACACCATCATCTACATATGATGTTGAAGTTGAAGTTCCAGAACCTTGCGGACCTTGGTAATACTGAGTTTGAAGAATTGTTCCAGATGTTCCAGATGTAATGTTGCTCACCCATCCGCTTGCTTGGTACATATCAAATGAACCATTCGTGGTGTTGTACCCCATCTGACCCACAGCAGGGCTTGCAGGGCGACCTGAAGTCGTCCATGAAGGGAATGTACCCCCTAAAGAACCATCAACTAAAAATGTCATTGTGTCACCTCATCAGCAGGGAGTGGAGTGTTTAAAAGAATCATGCTAATCCTTCCAAAAATGTTTTGATTGCATCAGCAACCATCTCATTTCCGTCAACATCTTGAAGGCTTGAACCATTAGCAAGGTCTTTTTTAAATTGTTGGTAGTCTGTATTGTCTAGTGAAAAAGGGATTGATGCGTTATCAAAAAATCTCTTGACACCGTACCCACATTGTGTGTTTATCAATTTATACATTTATAACTCCGCAGAAAATGCTAACCACCCTGAAGTGGTGTTTGTAAACTCAAGTTGATACAAGTTTCCACTTGTAACGCTTGCATAAGTCCAACCAACTTTCACATTGCTTGGACCTGCGCCATCATTGTGTAAATCACTAGGATGACCAGCGGTTACCAAGTCAAAATCTGTAAGAGCGGAATATGTGATTGTTTGATTACCTCTCATTGGAACAGGCAAGTAAAAAGGAGCGTTGCCATTGGTAGTGTTGAATGCTCTTCCAACTCCAATTGGTGAATAAGTGGAGTATTGAGTAGACCTATAGTAATAGCGATAGCAAAGACTTGTTTCATTCACATAAGAACGATAGTCAAAACCAGTCGCTACTGAGCCTACTTCAAATTGAAGACCTGTTATGTACCAAGTCGCACTTGCATTTGCAATTACTTGTACAGCACCTGTTGCACCAGCATAGTTTCCTGAATACCAACTACCAGCAGTATTTGATAGCGTAGAACCTGTTCCCATGCTAAATTGAACAAACATACCATTACTATTGTCTGTAGCCCAAGTTCCAGTGGTATCACCGGGAATAGTAATAGATATAAATGTTGGAGTATTTGCTACAGGAAGTGAATAACTAAATGGATAAGAACGATTAGCCGAACCATTTCTAATAGCACCACCAAAAGTACCTGTTATAGAAGATTGCGCCCAAAAAGAAATAGTGATAGTTCTAGCGTTAGCAGTTCCCCACAATAAATCAATAACATTCAATCCTTCAATGTTTTGACCAACAGCAAAGTTATCAGAAGTTCCTACAGTAGCGGCAGAAAGCGTATATGCTTGAATTCCATTTGTAAATGTTGAAGCAGTAAAACCTGTTTGAGCAACTCTTAATTTTGACGCTTGTGTTCCAAATCCCCAAAATCTATCAATAAAATATGTAAGACCACTTGTGTTTGTAACTGTGACAGTATTTCCTGCTCCATACTGATTGATGTTGCAAGCACCATTGATGATGCGGTTTTTGAAGGCAGTAGCATTCCCCGCACCAAGGCTGGCGTTGGATACGCTTGTTTGAATTTGGTCAGCGACCACTGTTCCGTATGCCATGT